ATCACCGGCTTGATCTCGAGCGCAGCGAATAATTCCTCAGCTAATGTCTTGCCGCTTTCCTGCTTGACCAGGTGTGCGGGCGTATTCCAGCCCTGTCGCTTACAGGTATGGCGGAACATGGCGTCATGTGTCGCGTCGAGGTGATAGCCGAAGAAATGCGCGGCCATGTCGAGCGGAAAATTGTCGCTCTTGCCGGGCTCGATGCATACGGGAACGCCGTCGTGCCGATCGGTGAAGGCGATCTTGCCGTTGTTGGTCAGCCTGATGTAATGGGTGCGGATGTCGGGAGCGCCGAGGTCCATTGCCTACTTCCTGAATCGATCGGGCAGGCCGATGATGCCGCGCCGGTTGAAATCGTTCTGTTCCTTTATGGACTCGCCAGTAGCCCGCACCATCGGAGACGGCCAAGACGGTCTCAGCTTCACATTGAGCCGGGGATCGACGCATTTCGGATTGAGGCGCGGCTCCATCGAGCCGCCCCAATAGCGGTCATTGACGTTGTAACGCTCGGCCATGACCCCTCCTAATAATACTCGATGAAGGTTACTGGAGTGGAAGTGCCAGAGGCGAGGATGTTGATCTGTGCGCCGACGTTGGAGCCGGCGCCAGTGGTCGGAAAGCCTTGCGTTGAACCAATGCTGAAGCATGATGTGACCAGATTGCCGGACGCGAGCACCCGGCCCGTTGTCACCCCCACCGGCGAAAGCGTGCCGAGCGTGAATGTCACGGTATTGCTGGCGTGCTCGTTGCAGATCGTCACACCCCTGCGGCTGGGATTGGCAGGCAGCGCGTTCATCAAACCGCCGCTGTTGGTGGTGACCGAGGTCATGTTGGGACCGAGCGCGGTCTGTGCATAGGCGAGGCCCGCAAACGCTGAAGCGGCCAGAGCCGCAACGATAAATCGCTTGATCATGCTTGCTCCGCTGGCGGTTCGATGGTGACGTGATCGCCGGAAAGGATGGCCTGCACCTGGGCGATCAGGATGGCGGCCTGCTGCGCTTCCGTCAGCGGCGAGCCATCGGCGTTAGGGACTGATGCCTTCTTCGTGGCCTCAATAACTTTATCGATCAGCGACATCACTGCACCCTGGGCTGGATCAAGAGAGACGTATTGGCGAGCGAGGTCACGGCGACCAGCGCGGTTACAGCAACGCCGCCGGCACCGCCGGTGAAGGTAACGGCCGGAGCGCCAGTATAGCCGCCACCCGAGTTCACCATATGAACACCGGTCAGGGTTCCGGAACCGGTCAAAGCCACCGAGGTCAACTGAGCGCCAGTGGCCGAGGTGTTCTGGTTGCCGGGGACGGCGTTGGACGGGAACACTAGGCCGGGCGCCGGGATGCCGCCGGCCGCGAACGAACCGGACGGGCCGCCCTGGTAAAGCGCGGGCTGCGGGATGATGTAAAAGTTCGGCGTGGTGACGTAGCCGGCGCCGGCATTGACCATCGTAATAGAGGCGATGCCGCTGGAACCGGCCGCCGTCATGACTGCAATGGCGGACGCCTGAATGCCGCCGGGGGGCGGCGGATCGATGACGATGGCGGGCGGTACCAGGAAGCCCGAGCCGGCCTGGGTGACGGTGGGAGCAGCGACCGTGCCGCCGATGATGACGTAGGCGGTCGCGGTCGGATAGCCGGTGGTGTTCGATACGGCATAGGCAATCGAGACGCCCGTCGCGACCGAACCAATGCCGTTGGTCATGCCCGAACCGGCGTTGCTGATGGTGTTACCGGAGACAACGCCGGTGATGTTGTGGGCACGCAAATTGTAACCGTCGCAACTCAGCCAATCGCCGTTATTGGCCGTAGCCGCCTCGATCACGGCCCACACCTGCTCGGTCGGGTCGAACCGCTCGATGACCGTGTTGGCGTCGACGGTTACGATGTATTCGCCGGCCGGGAAATAAAACACGCCACCGGACCCGAGACTAATTCGGGCCGTGCCTTCCTGGACCTGAGCGAGAGGGAAGTTAAATGCGCCGCGGACTTGTGCCATGATGACCTCAGATGTTCAAGAACGCGAGCCCGTCAAACTTGCCGTGCGCCTTGCACTTCACGTCGACAAGTTCGAGCAGGGACAGGATCGCGCCGATATAACCCAGTTGGTTGTTCGGCAGCGTGGATTCGAATCCGGTGAAGCTGAAAGCCGCCCGCTCATGCAGGAACAGCGTCAGGTAGTTGGTGTTGATCAGGTAGAGCACGCCTTCCGGGCAGTACGGATCGGCGTAGAAGGGCACGCCGGCGACGTCGAGCGCGCGGAACAGGGATTCGACCTTCTTGTCGGCTCCGAAGCCGTCACCGGGACGCACATTGTAGCGCTCGGAAGAGGTGAAATCCTGCGCCAGAAGCGTCCAGGTGCCAAAGCCCATGATGCCGATGGTGGGCATTTCGCCGGTCGTCTTGGAAACCTGGCTGATGTACTGCAGCATCAGGTTTCTTGTCGGCGTGGTGACGCCACCGTTGTGGACGTAGGTCGATTTCCAGAACGTGTTGGTGGTTCGGGACACGCCGCCGTAAGTGGTGGCAAAAGTTCCGTCATCGATCGCCGCCGGGAGTCCGATCAATTGCTGGGTGTTGGCCACGTTGTTGAACAGTGCGGTTGCGAACGTGTCGATGGTGACGTTGGTACTATCATTCATGCGCGCTTCGATCAGCGGCACCACGGAATAATCGAGCTGCACCAGGCCTTCCATGCCGAGGAACGGAATGGTGGAAACGAACGCCTTGAGATCGAATTCGGCGTTCTGGATACCGGGCTGCACGCCGGGTTGCTGGAACGAGCCGGAATAATCGACCCATTGGCCGGCCACCATCGGGGTACCCTGCAGGGGGGCGGTGATCGGAGAGAGGCCGCCGGTCGCGACCTGGGCCGAGGAAAGCAGGGCCGCCATCAGGGGAGCGGATTTCCAGAGCTGGACATAAACCCTGGGCATGTAGGCGCGTCTTACGACGGCGGAAAGTTCGGAGGCGATAGCGCCGGACGCCGGGATGATGCCTTGGCCGAATACTGGCAATTGAGCCTCCTGTTAGCGCTTGCGCATGAATTCGCCGATGACCTGGTGCGCGACCTCGCGACTGGCCTTCAGCGGATCGTTGCCGAACTTTGCGAATTCCGGAATTTCCCAGGTCGCGCCGTGGTGCGGGATTTCCTCGCCCGGCTCTCGATCGATGGGGGGTAAGGTCGCGGCGTAAAGCGTGGCGCCGTCCTCGTAATCGGTGATACCCTTGCGCTGCATCAGAGTTTCGATGTTTTTCACATCGTCCTCGCCGTATTTGCGACCGGATCCGTCAGGCCCGCCGGTGAGAAGAGCGGCGCGCTTGGCGTTCATTTCCTTGAGCATCGCCTTCTTCTGGTTTTCCAGGTCTTTTTCTTCCTGCTCCCGCTTGAAGGCCTCGAAGCGGTCCTCCTGCTCGACGTCGGAGAAAGCCATCGCGTGGGGCGAATCCGGCTTCAGCTTCTTGACAGCCGCCGCCACGATTTTTCGGGTGTCCTTGTGCTGACTGAGCTCGTGGAAGAGGTCGGCAAGATCGGCCGCAGTGACGAGATCAAGGCCGCGTTTGGTGCGCTGAATTTGATGGGTGTCGCTCATGGATCAGCCCCTAAATGGGCTTGCCCTTCTGGGCGGTCGGGCCGCCGCGCTCGAGTGTCGGCAGGCCGGTGGCGTAGCGGCGCCCAGTCGGGCTTGACCATTTCTGTTCCGAGGTGAATCCGCCCAATGCGGTATAGGTCGGCGGATTGCGGAAGATCCCGTCTTCCATCCTGCGGGTGGAGAGGTTGCCGGTTTTCACCTTTGGCTTGAGATAATCGCTCATGCTGCAGCTCCTTCAGGTGCGCCCATGCCGGGCGGAGGTGATGGATTGGAAACGAGGCCGGGCGGCGGGGCTGCTGAGAGCGGCCCCTGTTTGGATGACATCGCCATCGCGGCAAGGCCCGCCGGGACCATGTTGTCGCCTTCCGCCTTGCCGAAGATCGGATTGAGAGAGGACATCGCTCGAAGCAAAGCCTGCTGTTCCTTCGATCCGGATTCGAACGCCATCGAGGCCTTGAGCAGTCCAGGCATCAGGGCTTTCACCGTTTGAACCGCGGCCGCCTTGTTGCCAGCACCGCCGCCTGGCGACAGCATCGGCGATCCGCCGGGGCCTGCTGGTCCACCGATGGGAGACTTTGGCACAGCGGAGCCCGGCGGTTCCCCCGGAGCTGGCGCGAGTGGAGACGGTTCCATGGCGCAATTGACAATCTGATTTAAGAGTTTCTGTCAACCTTTTGAAAACGAACCCGTCTTGCAATTTGGGGAACAATCATTTTAATAGCGAGGGATGGCCCACATCATCCGAAGCTGGATTTGCGAGAACGCCCGCTGCAGCGAGTGGTTTGAAAGCTGGGAAGCCAACCCGGAATGCCCGAAATGCAAGTGCGTACGGGTTTCCTGGCGCCCGAACGGCGGCCATGTTGGGGGATATTCCAAGAATGCCGATGTCGAGCTGCGGGCGCTCGCCGACTGCTTCAAGCTTGACAATCTGAATTCGGCGGAGCGGGGGCGGGCGGCGAAGGTCATCAAGACGCCGCCCGTTCCCACTGGTTCGCAAGTGCACACTTTCGCCGGGGGGTTCACCGCGGCCATCAATCCCACGGCGGGGCCGCAATGCGTCCCGACGTCAAATCACCTGGACTTCAAGGTCAAGGCCGCGCCCGGATCCAGGCTTTCGCCTAGCGGCAAATATCCAAGCATGAGCAGCCACACCGCGGTTGAAGCCGCCCACAAACCGTGATTATCCCCGACGAGCCCACACGGCAGGCTGAATTCATTCGCTGGGTGCTCGACGTCTGCCTGACCTCGAGGAAGGACCGGAAAGATTTATACGATCGCCGCCGCCAGTTCTTCCTTTATGGCACCTCGGCCGATCAGGAGGTCATCTACAACCGGATCGAGTCGCATCTCGATCTGGTTTCCTCGTTTCTCTACTCCCAGGACCAGGCGCAATTCGCCCTGTCGGCCCCGCTCAATTCATCTGATGAGGTGGTCAAGCAGTACATGGCGGCGGAGGACACCTTCAACAATGATTTCCGCGATGCGGGTTTATTCGATTTCTTCGGCGATGCGATCATTGGAAGCCTGGTTTACGACAGCATCGTATTGAAGGCCGGCTGGTCCGACATCAACGAAGACGCCACTTGCAAGGTGATCATGCCGTGGCAGTTCGGGGTATTCTCGGAAGAGGTGACCGAGCTCGAGAGCCAGCCTGCCTTCGTCCACACCTATCACATCGATTACGACAATGCCTGTCAGAGATTGGCCAGAGCCGGCCTGTCTTCCAAGATCCCCGATCTTCCCGTGGTCAACACGCCGTTTGAATCGCCCTTCCCTGAGATGATCACCCGCATGATCATTTCATCTACCGGCGGAGAAAACCTATCAGGCAACGTGCAGGGCTCGATCAATCCATCGTATCTGCCGCGACCTTCCTATCAGGCGAAGATCGACCGGCCCCTGGTGGCGTTCCACGAGCTGACAATATGGGATGACGAATGCTCGGACTATCGGGTTTTCTGGGTGGTCGACCCCGACATGATCATATCGGACTCCAAGAAGACCATCGAAGTCCTGAAGAAAACCGGATCGTTTGCTCCACAGCGCGAGCAGCAGCAGAAGATGTTCGACACCCAATGCAACCCGTTCTTTCCCAGGGAGCATCCCTATACGCTGGTGAGGCCCTACAACATCTATGAATATTTCTGGGGCAAGGCGCACATCGAAAGCCTGATTCCCTTGCAGGAGTGGTCGAACGAGCGACTGGAGCAAATTCATGACATCCTGGACCGACAGGCCTATCCCCCGCGGGTGGGTTCTGGCTTCATGGGTCTATCAGATGAAAAGATGGAGGCTTTCGGGGGCGCCGATACCTGGGTGATGGATCAGCTGCCACAGGCTTCGATCAAGGAGCTTCACCCGGAAATGCCGCCCGACATCTTTGCCGACTACATGCAGATCGGGCAACTCTTCATCGAGGCTTCGGGATTGACCGAGGTGCTGCAGGGCAAGGGGGCACCGGGAGTGAGGTCAAAGGAGCACGCCAAGCAACTAGGATCTACGGGAGCGGGCCGGGTCAAGAAAGCGGCCATCAGGCTCGAGGCTCCCCTGGTCAGGCTGGGCGACCTCGCCTTCAAATTGAACATGCGCAACAATGACAATCCGATTGTCCCCGACCCGAAGGAAGACGGCAAGCCCGGCAATGATTTCTACTACGCCAACATGGTCGGTGATTATGCTCTGCGGATTGCCGGCCACTCTCACTCGCCGCTGTTCGTTGATGATACAAAAGAGCTGGCGGCGTTCCTGTTCAAGTCCCAGTCGATCGATCAGGAAGGTCTGCTGCGATTGCTCAATCCGCCGAACAGGGACAACCTGATCCACTCGCTCCGAGCCCGCCAGAAGCGCAGCGCGAAGGCCGCCCAGATGAAGGCTCAGATGGGAATTCCGGACAAGCCGAACGGCAAGGGCAGAGCCGCCCACGCTTGATTGCAAAAATTCATTGATCGGGATATTTTCAAATCAGCCTCACTGATTTGAGGTGATGGGCGTAAGTCCGCCCGCCAATCCCAACAAGGAAAGGAGCCTATCATGAAGCGTAAGCACAGGCGCGGTGGCCGCAAGCATCGCCGGAAGTAAGCCCTCCCTTTGGAGAGCGAGAAACACCCCTACGGGGGTGTTTTTTATTTACCACCCGCCATCTATATCGGCCTGTCCGGTGAGAACCAGCCACGCATCACGAATGCGATCACGTCGCACCGACAGATACCGGACAAAGCGCTGGCGGCGGGTTGGTTTGGGAGCAGCAGGCCCGTCGGCGTATAGACTGGTGCTTAGCAGTCGCTCCATTTCGGAATAGGAGTTGTTGATGCGCTTGATAAGCGCTTCCCTCGTGATCTCTTCAAGAAGTTCTTGATTGGAAGTGGTCATATCTGAACACCTTTCACCCGAGGAAATGTTTGTGGGCAGCATCATCGATGCGCTCAAGCATTTTGACACAATCATCCATGGTCACCTCACCGTAGACAAGAGGCGACTGACTCGATGATCCGAGATCATCGACAATATCGGTGAAGAGATCACGCAATCGTTCGATCTCCACAAGTGCTTCGTGTAATGGCCCATTCGAACTTTCCCTGTAGTTTTTTAATTCCAGGGCTCCCATTTCAGCAATTTTTTTCATTGCTTCACCGTGATGTTCATGCGCTTCAGATAATTGACGATGACGCGTTCGGTAGGAGGTGTGCCGCCCTTTTCTTCGATCTCCAGGGATTTCGATAGAGACAGGCCGAGCACTTTCACCTTGGGCTGCACCCATGAATTCCACGCCTGGTAAGCGAGTGCTGCCGCCATCACGCGATCGTCCTTCGCCCTGCCCTCCGCTCCGATGTGGCCGGCGTCGTTGACGATGCGGCGCATTTCCTCGAGCAGAGGCACCGAGCGCGGGATCATTCTTCCCAGCTCGATTCCGTTTTTCATCTGGTTCATGGCTCGGCGCTTGAGATCTTCCGTGGTCTTCCACTGGAACAGCATTTCTCCGCCGCCGGGGTTGTCCATCCTTCTATAGAAATAGTGCCGCATGTTGGCGAGGATATTCCGGATGTGGGAGTTTTCGTCAGTGGGCCGTATTTCGCTTGCCGTTCGTCTGACCTTCTCCAATTCATCGAACACCGCTTGCCCCGGCCCGTTCATTTCCAGGATCGGCATCAGGAAGGTGGGTCCGTAGTATCCAGCGAGATGAGCCAGAACCCAGGCGCATTGGTAGGTGGATGGTTGGGTACTGCAATACTCCGCGACTTGAACCATGCAGTCGGAGTAGCACCTCCAGATCGAAATAACAGTTCGATCTGCTTCATCTGAGCTTCCGTAGGCCGGGTCGCAACCCAAAGCGTAGTATCCAAACCTGGAGGCATCTTCCCAGATTCTAAGTTCTGCTCTGACATCTTTTACCTGCCTGATTTCTGTTTCATCGAACTTCATCCCGAGCTTGTATCTGAAAGTCTGGAACGCATTCTTCTTCGCTTGCCGCAGGCATTCGGTCATTGCCTCGACGGTGAAGAATTTAGAGCCGGTAGCCTGGAAGGCGTCGGCCTCGGTCCACGGATATTCCTGATCCATCATGGATTGATCGCCGTCCTTTTCCGCGGCGAGGTGCCAGCGATACCAGGCGATCTGTTGCAGCGATATTTCGAAATGATAGCTTTCCCTTACCTCCCTCACACGCTTGCGCTCGAGCGGCGTCAATGTCGACTTGATGCCATCGGTCATGTAGTGTTCGAAGAACGGATGACTTACCGGAATTTGATTCCTTTCGTCCCGCCACCAGCCGATGAAAATAGCGCGCTTCGTCGGATCGGTCTTGGTGATCTCCCACATATCCCAGAAATGATTGAAGCCGTTGGCTGTCGTCTCGTAGATCTGGAGGCGGTGAGGATAGAGTGACGACGTTTGGGAACGAAACTCCGCGAGGTCGTCACCATTGCCATAAAAGGCACATTCCGTCGCATGAACAAAGTTTGCGGCACCGCCACGACCGAGACCACCTTTGCGAACTTCCGACGTGCCAGCAATAAGGTATCTAAACTTGGATGCATTTTTAAGGATGAGCAGATTCCGGTTATGACGCACGTAATTGATGCGGTATTTCGTCGGTGTCTCGGCAAAGAATACTTCCACCGTCGCGCGAAAATCATCCCTCGCCTCCTCCTTGTGGGTGATGAACACCCCAAGCAATCCCTTGTGCTCGAACGCCCAGAACATATCCAGCGCGAGAAAAAATGAACTGATGCCGAGCTGACGCGCTTTCAGGATGACAAACGTCGTGATGCCCTTCGACAACCCGTCCTCCAGCTCCTTCAAAAGATAGCGCTGCGAGCCCAAAAGCCGAAACGGCACCAGGCCGAAATCCTTGCTCTGCACCTTGAGTTTGGAAAGGAAAGACAAAAATCGATCGGTCGGGAAAGGCGCGACACCGACATATTCGATCGTGAAGGCGTCATCAGGGCCGATGATTTCAGTATCGGTCATTGGAGCCGCGCATTATGAAGCACCACGACGTTGACGCTTGGGAATTCTCCATGCGTCCTTATGTCATGGCTCCACGGAAACAATCGCGCCGCCATGTGGACCAGATACGGATCCTGGCGCAGCCGCCCCCGGTAGGAAATCAGATCCGCGCTCACGCTCGAAACCGCGAAGGTAAGCGCCAGCGCCAGCAATATGACCCGCGACGATACAACCGATAAACGCAGACAACGGTGAATGAAGCGGGAAGTAAAAAAGCGCGAGCGAACAGAACGCCGCGAAGACCGGCCATTGCCTCTGTTCTGATCGAGCCAGAACCGCTGCCATGAGGGCGAAGAAAAGGATAGATCCGAGTCCGGCCTCGAAGGCAAATTGGATGTAGTCATTGTGGGCGAACTCCGGACGTTCCATTACCTTCTGGCCAAGTTCCTCCACCATCATCCACAGATCGGTGAAGGTGCCGGGGCCAAGGCCGAACCATCTGAGATTACTATACGCCGCATCCCAGATTTGCATCCGCTGAATATCGGATGGTGAGGGATGGAAGTACATCAAGACGAGAGCAAACAGCACGATCCCGGCGGCAACGCGCCAGCCCAGATATCTGCCGGCAAGACCCACCGCCACCACCAGCCAGCCACCGCGGCTGTACGACAGAATGAACAGCGGCAGCACGCCGGGGATATAGCGCCATTCGCCATGGCACACCAAGCCGACAATCACCAGCGCCGACACCGAGCCAGACACCAGCGGCGTATCGAACAGGCCAGGATGGCCGGCGAGCTCAGCCACAGGAAACGGATGAAAGCCCGACGCCTCCGCGATCGACACAACAGACGAAACCGAAAGCCCGATCGCCAACCCCTTCCACAGATCCTCAAGACTATCCTGCGTCGATCCCAGCCAGAACGAGCCGGCCCAAATCAAGACAACCGCAAATCCCCACCCCGCATCGTAGGGGTTAACCGCCCACGTCAAAGACAAGGCAGTAAAAAAAATAAACCAAATCCCCAGCCAGTGAACGCGCGTCACGGAACCACTTCGCCACAGCCCTAAAGCGCCAGCGATCGCCATCACCCCCCACTGCGTCGGGATCGATGCCCCGGTCCAGCCAGGCACGTAGCACACGGCTAGGATGAGCCCGAGCCAGAACAGCGACGTATGACGCGCTGCGGATCGCAAGTTCGACTCGGACATCATCGCTGGACACGACGGATCAAATCCCGGTCTTCCCGGTCAACCGCACGCCGCGCTATCAGCCACATGGTGAACAGCAATACCACCGCGCCAACAATCACCCCACCCCAGCCCAACCCCAAATACAGCAAAACCAGCACCGATAAGCACACAATCCCGCTCATGCCAGCGTCTCCGTCTCAATGCTTAGGTCAACAAACTCCCCGGGCCCGGCATCATAGATCGGAACCGACGCAAGCCGCTTCCCGGTCTCAGGGTCCAGAACCACCGCATGGAACCGCACAGTTCGGTCCCTCCGGTTGCTCAGAACCTGCTGCATATTCATGCGGGGAAGCGAGTAACCGCCCATGGCACAGTCCTTCTGGATGCCAAATCACCTTGCAGCCGTAGCACATTCTACGATTCCACACGCTCAGATTTTTTCCGGGGGTGAAAGAGGTGCGGGGCGCCTTGAATCAAGACCTCGAGACCCATCGACCTGGCGCGCCCGGCCCGCGCGCCGTCCCCGGTGCTGGCCCTACAATGGCGCAGTTCCTAAGCAGGGTACATGCAACTCAATGATATCAATGTGTTAGACGTCGCGTGTGTCAATCGCGTGTCAATTCCGATGACTGACCAACCTGGCGAGCGCACCGAAACAGGGCAAAATCACCCCGAAATCACGAATAATGCGAGGATTTGCTGACCGCGGGCAGATGCTCTGTGGGACAGAGCACGGCGGTCTTTCCACCGTTCATCCGTTCACTGGTCAGGACGAGGCT